GTGCTCGTTTAATGAGCTTAAATAAAATATTTAGACGTGAAGACATCAACAACCTATCAATCACAGGAGAAAATGTTGAATTTGGAATCTACGACATCTTTAGATATAAAGGTTCCTATAACTGTCGCCATTTCTGGCGCGAAGTATTCTATAAACGAGACAGTAATATTTCAACAGCTAAAAGAGCACTTGCAAACTCTAACAGAATTTTAGACGGTACAACAATTAACAGACCCGTTATTCAAAAGAATGGAGTAGCTGATAGAGAAACATTCGCAGCATTAGATGAAAAACAAATGCTTATTGGTCCTATGATGAAACCAAATAAGTTAATTCCTCGTGTTGATGAAGATGGGAGAGAGTACTACGTTTATTTTACAGCTGATACTATCAGGAAACTTGCTTATAAAATGATGAAAGACAAGCTAATAGATAGTGTTAATATAGAGCATGATAACAATGATAGAGTAGAAGATGCTTATTTAGTTGAAAGTTGGTTAGTTGAAGATCCAGCAACTGATAAATCACGTAGGTATGGTTTCGAGCCTGTTGAAGGTGAATGGTTTGCTATCTACAAAATTGATAACAAGGAAGTATGGAATAAATACATTAAGACAGGTAAAGTTCGCGGCTATTCAATTGAAGGCTTTTTTAACCAGTTTGCTATGTCTAAAACTCAATGTCGTAAAAACGGAGAATGTAGTTGTGGAATGACCCAACATCCTGATGGATTATGTGACGCAAGTCATTTAAAAATTAAATAATATGCCTTTACCTAAAGTAAAACCATTCGAAAGATTAGACCAATACCTAAATAGATGTATCCCAACTGAAATTGAGGCAGGAAAAGATAGAGCACAAAGTGCTGCTATTTGCACCACTCACTATAAAGAGGGAAAGTAAGTTTATCACCTTTACTATTATTATATTCTTGAGTACACCATTGTAGGTTACTGGGGTGGTTATTTGATTTATCACAATCAATATGATCGACATGAGCACCTTTAAAATAACCTGGAACGTATAATTCAGCTACCATTCTATGGTGTTCTATAAATAAATGATTACCACATTTTTTAGAACCAAAGGAAAACCTATTATATCCCATTCTGTTAACTGATGGTTTCATTTGTTTCCATTTTTCTAATCTAATCATTTGAAAACCATTTTTATCTTCCCACCTTTTTTCAGGCCAATATTTCCAAACATTACCTTCCTTATTAACATATTTGTCTGTATCTCTAAATTGCTTCATAGACCTTTATTTTCTTTTATGTCCTGAAGTTATAAAAAGTATCCTAGTTCTCCAAATTACCTTGGAAATTTCTTTAATATTTATTGATAGCAGTGCTCAAACGGGTGCTGAATTCAATTTATTAATCAATAATAAAATTCTTATGACTTCAAATGAATTAAGAGACTTAGTAAAAAGTCATTTCAATTTAGTAGAAGCTGAGGTAACACCCGAAAACACTGTGGAAGAAACATTTTCAACTGAAGAGGTTGTTGCTAAAGAAGAAACTAAAGTAGAGATGTCTGCTGAGGAGTCAACCGAAGAAAAATTCGACGCTCGTACTGATGCAGAGGAAGAAGGTTATCGCGATGGTATGGAAGATGCTGTTGAGGATATCAAAGATGCTATTGCAGAAGTTGCTAAAAAAGACAAATTAGCAGAAGAAGGCGAAGAGGAGAAAGAAGAAATGATGGATGTAGAATCTATTGTGGAAGCTATCGTAACTGAGGTGAAAGAGGAAATGAAGAAAATGAAAGAAAAAATGGCTGAATTAGAAGAAAAAGTAACAGTAGTAGTAGATGCTCCAGCAGCAGAAGCAACTATGATGTCTTCTAAACCAGCTCCTAAAGCTAAATTTTCTACATTTAACGTAGATTCAGCACGTAACGCTGATAGAATTAAAGCCGCTATGGCACAACTTAAAACTAAAAACAAATAATCATGGCATTAGACGTAAGCGCACTTAGTGACTTCAACAACGAAGTAGCAGGTGAATTAATCGCAAAGATGGTATACGGTGGTTCTACAATGGAATACATCACCATCAAGGAAGGTGTTAAGTTTGAAGAGCCTATCAATTTGATGGAAGTGGATTTAGTACTACAAAACGGTACTTGTGTTTCTACTCCTTCAGGCTCATTAGATTTCTCACAAAGAAACATTAGAGTATGTCCACGTACTTCATTTGATGGCATTTGCCTCAAAGATATGGATCGTACTTATTTAGGAATTGCAGCTCTAGAGCGTGGTTCTTACAACGAAACATTTGCATTGGCAACTAACTACTCTGAGTTGTTGGTAAACCAAATGCAAAAAGCAAATGACCAATTCCTATGGCAAGCCGTTTCTGGTTCTGCAGGAGGTGGTTCTGGTGTAACTGGTACTTGTTCATCTGATGGTTTGAAATTAATCATTTCAGGTTCAACTACTGGTGTTGTAACAGCAGGTACAGGTGATGCTACATTAGCTAACCTTGAAACTATGCTTGCAGCATTAGATTCAGACGTAGCAGATAGAGATGACTTGACTTACTTCATGTCAGTTTCTAAATTCCGTTCATTGATCTCAAACATCCGTACTCAAAACAACTTCTACTTTGATCCAGTAAGTGTATCAAACAGAGGTGGTATCTTGGAAATTGGTATGCCATTCCAAAATGCTAAGATTGTAGGTACAGTAGGTCTACAAGGTTCAGACAGAATCGTATTAGGCCCTGCTAAGCAAATTGTTGCTGGTACTGATTTGATGAGTGATTTCTCTGAATTTCAATTATGGTATGATATCAATTCAGACCAGTTGAAGCACAGAATTGCAACTAAACTTGGTGTAAATGTTGCCTACCCTTCTTACTGGGTGAGTAATGATCAAGCCTAATAAATAACCCTTTAGTAAGTGGGGGCTTCGGCTCCCACGAACTAAATTAAAACCAGAATAATATGTCAACATGTGATATTACATCAGGATTTACGCTCGGCTGTAGAGATAATACAGGCGGTATTGCTAACTTATATATCCTATCTGGTTCTATTACCAGCGTCGCAGACGCAAGTGAAGGGTTAATTTCAGGTATTACTGGTTCAGGTGAATTTTTCAAATTCGAGTTGTTCCGTCAAACTTCAGATTTTTCTGAAGCAATTACGTCAACTCCTGAAAACGGAACTGTATTCTATGAGCAAACACTAAATGCAGTGTTCTTTAAGTTACAGTCTTCTACTCGTAATCAAGTTAAAGTATTAGCACAAAATCCAAATTTAAAAGTAATTGTTGAAACTAATAATGGAACAGTTGATGGCGTAGGTCGTTACTGGTTATTAGGTGAAGACAGAGGTATGCAGTTGTTATCCGGTACAGGAGCAACAGGTACTGCATTTGGAGATTTAAATGGCTATTCTTTAACCTTCACAGGTCAAGAACCAAATCCAGCTTCTGAAATTTCAGGTAGCTTAAGTGACGCTCTTAGTGGCATCACGCTTGGATAATAAAATCAATTAGAAATGGGGTTATGGCTTATGCTGTAACCCTATTTTTTTTATAGAAGATATGCTACAATTTAATAAGTCCCTTGCTACCAACACAAATGCTGCGTATATTGATACGGTAAATACAGCATCAGGATACTATGATGAATTATTAGTCATTTATTCTCAGTCTTATGACAATAGTAATGGGACATTTAGATTAACTACAACATCATCTCCTACCCAGTATAATAATTGGTTAATATTCCAAAATTCAGGTAGTTTAGTTCCTAGTTATACAGGACAATATGATGTAGATATTTACACTAATGTTGAAATCCCAGCAGTATGGAATCAAGTAGCAACTGCTTGGAATTCATATAATGAAATATGGGAAGATGCTGGTGAAGAAGGACCTGTTGATTTGATTTACTCAGATAGAGCTTGGATTTCAGGTAGCAACAATGTGAATATAACTCAATATGTATCGCCAAACGAGAACGGAACATATACAACATACAATGGATAAACTAAAATTTGCAAATATTAAAAAAGAGTTTAATTCTCGAATTAATATTTTAGAAAAAAATACAGACCAATACGTTAAATTCGGTCAGTATAACTCATTTCCAAACGATTTAATTGATCTTTATAACAACTCATCTATTCACAATACGTGTGTAAACGCAATTGTAGATGGTATTGTAGGTGAAGGTTTAACAGCAGATCCTGAATTTGTTTTAGATAAAGCTAATTCATCAAGCGAATCATGGAATGATGTATTTAAAAAGGTAGCCCAAGATTACAAATTGTATGGAGGTTTCGCAATGGAGGTTATTTGGAATAAATCCAGAACAAGAATTGCTGAAGTATACCACATTGATTTTTCGTGGTTAAGAGCAAAAGAAAAAAATTACAGAGGACAAATACCGGGATATTACGTAAGTGATGAGTGGAATGAAAATTATCGTTATGGACAAGCTCCAATCGATGAAATGCCATATTTACCAGTATTTAACCCTGAAAAAAATATGGAGGAGCCAAAACAAATTTATGTTTTTAATCCTTATAGACCAGGTCAAAAATATTACCCATTACCTGATTATGTAGGTGCTTTGAGAGTAATTGATTTAGATACAGAGGTAGATAACTTCCATATTAACAATATTCAAAACGGTTTAGCACCGTCATTAATGGTAACAACGTTTACCAATGCTAACGAGGAGGAAAGAGAAGCAATTGAAAGAATGCTTCAATTACAATATGCAGGTACCAACAACGCAGGTAATCTCATGTATATTGACGTTGATTCTCCAGAAAATGCTCCTAAAGTAGAACCGATACCACAAAACGGAGCAGATGGTTATTATACAACTATAAACGATATGGTAACGCAGAAAATATTAACTGCACACCGTATTACCTCACCTATGATTTTAGGTATTAAAACAGCCGGACAATTAGGAGGTAGAGATGAAGTAACAGATGCTTACTTATTATTAGTAAACACAGTAATAAGACCATTCCAACAAGATATTTTACAAGTAATAGAGGATTTACTTGAATATATGTACCCAGAATTAGACATTACTGTAGGTGTTCAGCAATTAAAATTATTTACTGATGGTTCAGAAGATGTAGATGTAGTAACTTCTATTGATGCTAATGTAGGTGATGATAGTGAATTAGAAGCTGAAATTGAAACAGCAGATAGAGAAGCAGGTGTTAATGAAAATGAACCAATAACCGAATTACCTTTAGCATGACAAATACCTTAATTATATCAGAAGCAAAATTACGTCAATTCACAGATTTAAATGATTCTGTGGATACGGAATTGCTAAAAAACGCAGTTAGAACTGCTCAAGACATTACTATTCAACGTGTAATAGGAACTAAATTGTATCAAAAAATCTTAAGTGATATTGATGCAAGTACTTTAACAGGTGTTTATCAAACATTAGTAAACGATTATATACAGGACTTCCTTTTATACGCGGCCTATTATGAAGCATTAGAGGCAATTTATATACGCCCACGAAATAACGGTCTTCTCACACCAACTGGTGGTGAAAATAGTATTGAAGTAGACAGATCGCTATTTAACGTTAAAAGACAAAATACAGAAAATAAAATGATGTTCTATGCTGATAGATTATCAGCTTACTTAGCAGAAGAACAAGCATTATTTCCTGAACTAAACACAAA